CAGACTCTAAGCTCTAAAGATAAGACCCAAAGTGGGTTCGTAGACCGACTGCGCACGTTCAAGCGAAACTAGTTGCAGAGGCTACGGCTCTATGCTATACTCATTTTGCAGTGTGGAATTTTGATCTCTCAACCTATAAAGGAGAACTTTGTGAGCGACACGCAGGAAGTGAAGGCGAAGGGCAAGAGGGCGAAACACGCAGCCGAGGGAAATGGGGCGGAAGCGGCAAAGGACAAGGCGCCGCGCGATCGCACTAGCAAGAACTTCAACAAGGAAGCCACCATCACGTTGCTGGTGGAAAAGAACCCGAAGCGCGAAAACAGCAAGTCGCATGCTCGCTTTGAGGCCTACCGCAGTTCGGCCACCGTGGGCGACTTCATCACTCTCGGCGGCACCTACGGCGATCTGTCGTGGGATTCGGCGCGGGGCTTCATCTCCATCTCGGGCTACACCCCGAAGATGGTGGAGAAGAAGGCCAAAGCCGAAAAAGCCGTCAAGGGCCAGACCGAAGGCGAAGCGGCTGCGGCGTAGTCCAGAAGTAAGTTCTCAAATCGGCCACCTAAGGGTGGCCGATTTCACCTTTGGAGTTACTCATGCTCATTGCTATCCCTAGCAAAGCTCGGTCTACCCGGCAAGTCACGCTTTCTAACCTCCCGAAGTCCATTCGGGACAATGTTCATCTCGTAGTGGATGCCAAAGAAGGGCACAGCTACGACCTTTGCGATCAACCTACCATCCTTTGCGCCCCCGGCATCGGTCATGCTCGGCAAGCTGCTGTGGACTACTGCGTAAAGATGGGGGAAAACAAGCTCTTCATGCTTGACGATGATCTCACCTTCGCGCTTCGCAGAACTGATAAGCCAGAGTTGTTCACGACACCTACAGATTTTGATATTGTGAACTGCTTTGAGGAAGTCCAGAACTTACTCGACGACTCTCACCACGTCGCCATCGCGCCACGCGAGGGTGGAAATCGCCGAACCGATAACTTCGTCTACAACAATCGGGCTCTACGAGCCCTAGCATACCGCGTTGACACGCTCCAGAAGGAAGGCATAAGGTTCGACGACGCAGAGTTAATGGAGGACTTTACTGTCCAGCTCCGCCTCTTGCTTAAGGGATACCCCCACTGCTCCATCAACTGGATGGTGCAGAATCAAGGAGGCTCGAACACTACGGGCGGTTGCTCCACCTACCGCACTATGGAGTCGCAAGCGAAAGCTGCGCACGCCTTGAAGGAACGCTTTCCAGACTTCGTAACTCTTACGCAGAAAAAGACCAAGACTGCATGGGGTGGACAGGAGCGCACTGACGTCATTATTCAATGGAAGAAAGCCTACGAATGGGGGAGAGCGCATGCAGGAAAGAGTTGAGCTTCTAGCGCACTGGATTCGCGAGCGCAGAGCCATACGCCTGCGACGTCTAAATGGAGACGTTCCACCGTGGACTGCTGACCCTATACTACGTGACTACCGCTTCTGCAACGTGGAGCGGGAGCACGATGCAGTAACGATGTGGATATCCGAGAACTGGCGCGAACCTCTACACGCGCACCCAAACCTCACAGCAGCGATGGTGATGGCCCGCCTGCTGAATAATCCCACAACCCTCGCCGCCATTGGAACTCCGTTTGCGTGGGACGATGATAGGATACGCACCTTAATCAAGTGGCGTAGAGCGGACGGCAAGAAAATTCTCAACCCTGCCTACCTTGTCACGACTTGCGGCGTGTCCATGGACAAAGTAGACTATATCATGGATATAGCCTCCATGGTTCAACACACAAAGATCGCACCACTAGAGGGAGAGCAGCTTAGCTCCTTCCATCTTCGCCTTATGGGGTTCAAAGGTCTGGGCAATTTCCTCGCCGGTCAGGTAATCGCAGACCTTAAAAATACCACAGATAACCCCCTCCAAAAGGCCGCTGACTACTGGAGTTGGGCGGCTGTTGGCCCCGGTAGCATAAAGGGGCTGCGAGCGGTCCTAGGCCGTCCTGACGTGTCTGAGAGGCACTTTTTACCCCTTGCTACAAAGCTGTATGCGGACACACAGGAAATTTACGGAGAACCTCTCAATCTTCACATGCAGGACTTCCAGAACTGCCTGTGTGAGTTCTCTAAATACTGGCGAGCGCACTCCGGAGAGGGAGTTCCGAAGCAGAGATACTATGCCAGTCGGTAAAATCGTTAAGCGATTCAAGTATCCGGATGGCAGACTCACTGCTATGATCTGCATTGACGAATGTTGGAAGGTCGAGGTATTCTCCAGTGATGAAGCTGTGGAGGAGTTCGCCAAACAGAATGACCTAACTGTAGAGGAGATGAGGCGAGATGAAGATTCAGGGGCGTAACGTCAACACTACCTTCACTGAGGCCCTATGGGCTATGAAGGTGGAGAATAAAATAGAAGGGTCAAGGGCGGGCAGAGTCCGGACTGCGCAGGAGCCGGTCCTCATAACTCATGACAAGCCGAGAGAGCGAGTTCTCTTTTGTGAAGAGAGGATGGAGAACCCGATATTCCACTTCATGGAGTGCTTGTGGATGATGGCAGGGCGGCAAGACTCTAAGTGGCTGGAGCAATTCAACCCGCGCATGGCAGAGTTTGCGGAGAAAGATGGAATACTGCATGGAGCCTACGGTTGGAGATGGCGGCACCACTTCGGTATAGATCAGATAAAGGAAGTGGTGAGGATGCTTCTTGCCGAGCGCACAACGCGCCGTGCAGTCATACAAATGTGGAATCCGCTTGACGACCTCAACATAGAGAAGAAAGACCTACCCTGCAATACGCACATCTACTTCCGCTCCCATGGTAAGAAGTTGGACATGACCGTGTGCAACAGGTCGAACGACCTAGTATGGGGAGCTCTTGGGTCTAACGTGGTGCATTTCTCCTTCCTCCACGAACTCATAGCCCACGCCTCGGGAATGTTCACAGGAGCCATGCATCAGTTCACGAACAACCTACATATCTACGAGCGCCACTGGCACTTCTTGGATATCCCACCTGCTTGTGAGCAGTATGAAGATCTGGATGTGCAGCCCTATCCAATCGTCAAAGGGTCACTCTCTAGCTGGCTCAGAGAGTGCGGGGAGTTTGTAGATGGTAAGGCCGCTGGCTTCACTGAGCCGTTCTTCAGCGAAGTAGCCATACCGATGTTTAGTGGGGAGCTTCACAAGATCAAGGCTACAGATTGGAGGTTAGCATGTGAGAGGTATAAAGAGCGTAAAAAGCTGGCACCTACCCCCTAGGCACTACCCTGGTGACGCGTCACAGCGCGTCCTGACCAACTCTTAAAGGTGATTTATGGCTCAAAAAGCTAACAAGCGGCAAATAGGCGGGAATCACTACCAAAAACCCATCCAGCACTGGGACTTCGTGATTCAAAACAACATGCCCTACATGGAGGCCCAGATCTTCAAATACCTCGTTCGCTGGCGCGAAAAGGGCGGGGTAAAGGATCTGCAAAAGGCACAGCACTTCCTGGAGAAGCTCATTGAAGTCAATAAGAGTTTTACACCTCCGGCCTAGTTGTGGTAAGCTACACCATGCCTGCACAGGCTCGTAAGATGGCTACGCTGTCCTAGACTCGCCGAGGGGCGGGGTGCCATCTCCCCTCACTAACTTGGAGTTACGAATGAAGCCCATGCTCGCAGCTACGGTGACGGATGTGGAAGCCCTGCGCTATCCACTTCTTGCCAGCCCTAAACTGGATGGTGTCCGCGCTCTTGTGATTAACGGCGTTGTGATGTCTCGCAGTATGAAGCCCATACCGAACAACTACGTGCAGACTTGCTATCGGAAGCTTGAGGGCTTCGATGGTGAACTCATAGTGGGTTCCCCAACTGCCAAGGACGTTTACCGCCAGACTGTTTCGGGCGTAATGTCGGAGGGTGGGGTCCCCAGTGTAAGTTTCAAAGTGTTTGACCAACAAGTCCCTGATCTTTGCTTTGACACACGACTGCATTGCGTCGATTCTCACTTCAGATGGCCTCATCAACTAGTTGAGTCTCCCACTAAACTCGCAGCCTACGAAGGTTTAGTCTTGCAGCGGGGATACGAGGGCGTAATACTGCGCGATCCCAGCGCTCCATACAAACAAGGGCGCTCCACTCTGCGTGAACAAGGAATGCTGAAGTTGAAGCGTTTCATGGATGATGAAGCTGTAGTGGTCGGCTTCGAAGAACTCATGCACAATGCGAATCCTGCCATCATCAACGAGCTAGGGCACACCGCGCACTCCAGCCACAAGGCGAACATGGTCGGACGCGGCACCCTCGGTGCTCTAGTGGTGACGTGGCAAGGCAAAGAGTTCCGCATTGGCACTGGATTTACTGATGCTGAGCGCCAAGATATTTGGAACAACTTTACGAAATATAAGCTCCTCAAGACCGTGAAATTCAAATACCTCGCTGTGGGCATGAAAGACTTGCCCCGGCACCCCGTATTTCTTGGCTGGAGGGATGCACGTGACACCTGATCCACGCGATACAATGAATTATCAACTTGCTATGCTCCAAGGGCTAGGGCGGCAGGGAGCGCGCCCGCCCGCAGAGAGCAAGGAGACAAGAGCCAAAGCCTACGCCCTAGAAGTTAGGCTTCGGAAGCCGCAAATGCAGGTCAAGAGGATTACGTGAAACTCCTGCTGATCCTTCTGCTCGCCATCGCTCCAGCCTCGGCTGCTGTCGTGACGAACCAGCAGGGCTGCATCGAGTATGCGGTGTGGATGGAGCGAACTGTTTTTACGTGGTGCCCGCCCGTGTCGCGGCAGGATTGAAATGAACAGCGCCCAAGCTGGCTCTCGGCGAACATAACTGATCTGCTTTGCACGGAGGAGTGAACGATGAGTGAGTTGACGCGGAAGTGGCACGACGCTATTGGTGGTTGCATTGACCAAGTGGGCCACCCGGACTATTCGCTGCGAGAAATGGTAAACATCCTTCGCGGAATTCGGGACGATATGATGATGAACGACCTCCGCTCTGCCGACCTCGACGCGGCACCAGATGTGAGGGAGTTGCTGAGGGAGTGCCGCAAGGCGCTATCCAGCCTGTTTACTATGTTGCATGACGCTAACGACGTGAAAGGGATACTCGAAACGGAAGAACTAATGAGCGCGGTTGACGCCGCTCTGCTCGCCCAGCCAGCCGCAGCCGTCCCTCAACATCACTTGAGCGAGCAGGAGCAGAAACTTCTAAAGAGGGCATTGCTCAGGAGCGCAAGTGAGGTAGCCCCTGCCGCAGCCGGGGTGAGCGAGGAGCCGGCAGCGTGGTTCTACGACCATCCTGACGCCCTACACGGCGACAGGCATGTCCGCTGGCAGAACGCCCGCCCAACTGGGCTCAACGCGCTCGTATGGAAACCACTCTACCGCCACTCCCTCTCCGAGCGGGCGGGGTGGAGATGGCTCAAGGATTCAACCTTTGACGAGCGATCCTTCCACGAGGATGCACCACTCGAAAACGGTATCTATCACAACGACTGCGTGAACTGTGGCAGGACATTCGTAGGATACAA